TGTACCAACAACAGTAGGCGGCGTTACAATTTCGGGTCTTTACAGCGTTATTTCTCTTGGCAATCAAGCGGGCGCTAACCCAACAACACAATTTTGTATTGCAACTTCTGCCGTCGCGACAAGCACTGCGGGGCCAACTGTAATCAATAGTGGCAACATTGAAGCTGACTTTTTTCTTGCAACCGGACCCGCTCCAACAAGCACGGGTTTCGGTGTCGGCGGTTACGGCGTTGGCGGATTTGGCGCAGGCACGTCATCGACTTCGACATTTATTGGAAGCATTTCGGGTAGCACGCTGACCGTAACAAGCCTTTTGTCAGGCACAATCATCGCGGGCCAAACATTGTCTGCAACAGGCATTTTGGCGGGCACGTCGATTGTAAGCGGAACATATCCAACATACACCGTCACAAACAGCCAAACACTTGGCCCCGTCACATTCACGGGTAGCCTTTACTCAACCGGCACGTCCGTAACAACAAGCGATTGGTCTCTAGACAATTACGGCCAAGATTTGGTTGCGTGCCCTGTCGGCGGTCCAATTTATTATTGGCAACCAAACGGTCGTCTTGCGACAGCTCAGATTTTGGGTCAGCAAGTCCCGCTCGTCAACCAAGGCATGTTCGTCGCGATGCCTGAGCGGCAGATCGTGGCATACGGTTCTTCATTCAGCTTGAACGCAGATCCTCTCAACGTGCGTTGGTGCGACGCGGGAGATCCGACAGTTTGGATTGCCAACTCCATCAACCAAGCAGGATCTTACCGCATCCCGTCAGGCTCGAAGATTGTAGCGGGCATTCAGGGTCCGCAGCAGGGTCTCTTGTGGACCGATCTTGATATTTGGGCGATGCAATATGTCGGTCTTCCGTTTGTGTACGGTTTCAACAAAATTGGCACAAATTGCGGAGCGATATCACGCAAGTGCGTCGGCACGTTGAATAGCGTCGTGTATTGGATGTCTCAGCGCCAATTCTACATGATGTCCGGAAACGGCGTCACGCCTCTCCCGTGCTCGGTATGGGACACGGTTTTCCAAAATTTAAAGCAGGGCGTGATCTCGACCGACCCCGCAAGCATTTATTACAACGTGCCTTATACGGATCGCATTCGCTGCGCCGCGAATTCCCAATTCAACGAAATCATGTGGTTCTTCCCTTCAGCAAACGGGAATGGCGAGAACGACACATATGTGAAGTACAACACGGTCATGCAGTGTTGGGATTATGGCTCCCTTGGTCGTACGGCTTGGATTGATCAGTCTGTTCTTGGACCGCCAATTGGCGCGGGTACGGATAACTTCCTCTACAAGCACGAAACAGGAAACAACATTTCTGTCGGCACGATTGAATACGCAATGCCGACAAGCATGCGCACGGGCTATGCTCAGCTTAATGAGGCTGATAACATCATCTTTATCGATCAGATTTGGCCTGACATGGATTGGGGAGTTTGGTCACAATCTACAGCGATCAATGAGCCGGGAAATGCGACGGTCAATCTGACGATATACGCGACAAATTATCCGTGGGACACGCCTACTGCCTATGGCCCGTTTCCTATGAACGCATCGACGCAATACATTTCATGTCGCATTCGAGCTCGACTTATCGCTTTTGAATTGTCATCCGATGACATAAATTCATTTTGGCGTCTTGGCGCTATTCGATATCGATATCAGATTGACGGGAGGTACTGATGGCATCATTAGACGACATTCTCACTACGCAAAAAAACGGCGTTGTTGCGATCAACAATCTTGGTCAGTACTTCTCGCAGATTGCGGGATACTTGCAGCAGATTGAAATCAATACCAACCTAGCAACGCCCGCGACCGTAAGTCCTGCTGTTCAAGCATCAACAACGCAATTGATTGTTGCAGGTTCAGGACGCCTTTTTGCTGTTGCGATCACAGCACATGCAGGTTCAAATAAAGTTTATATCTACAACTCTGCTACGGTTGGCGGCGTCTCTACATCAAATCGAATTTACGCTTCCGATGCGGCAAATGCTGCGGCGTTCCGAAATTATGACAATGTCAGCTTGGCGTACACAGACGGAATTGTCATAGAATGCGAAGCAAGCATGAATTGCTGCGTCTCTTACACGCCAAATCCTTGAGGTAAATTATGCCACTGAAAAAAGGTAAATCGCAGGCGACGATCAGTTCGAACATCAGCGAAATGTCCCGAGCGGGACATCCGCATGATCAAGCAGTGGCCGCAGCTCTGAATATTTCCCGTTCGGTAAAGGCGGCAGGTGGCGGATTGTATGCCAACATTCACGCAAAACGAGAACGAATCGCAGATGGCTCAGGTGAGAAAATGCGCAAGGTCGGATCCAAGGGGGCACCAACGGCTAATGCTTTTAAGCAGTCAGCGCGCACGGCAAAAGCAGGCGGTGGCGGCTTTGGTTTTCCCGAGGCGCGTCAGGTTGAATATGCAGAACCCGCTGCCCGATTTGGCCCCACAAGCACCACAACAAGCATCCACGTTGGACCCATTCACAGCCCTGTATCGGGTCGAACAGACCACCTCCCGATGACGGTTGAGTCGGGATCCTATGTAATCCCCGCAGACATCATCTCGTCGATGGGCGAGGGCAACACGATGTCAGGGTTCAAGATCGCCCGTACGATGTTCTCCTCGGCGCCATATTTCCAAGCGAAACAACAGCAGCCATACACAGCTCAGGCGCAACCATATGAAGAGGGCAAGCCATACGGGGCGCGTGCTTCAGGCGGCTCTACGCCGGTCGAAATCGTGGCTGCAGGCGGCGAGTACGTCATTTCACCGGATGATGTGACAAGGCTCGGGGAAGGTGATATTGATCACGGTCACGACATCCTTGACGAATTCGTCAAGGGATATCGAGGCAAAACGATTAAAACACTTCAAAAGCTTCCCGGACCGAAGAAAGATTGAAATGTCAAACGATCTCAAAATCCGCCTTGGAACACCCGCAGATGAAGAACCTATGCTCGAACTTGCTCTTCGGGCTTGGGAAGAAAACGGAATTAAAGACGTCAACCCTGAAAAGATGCTCGGCATGATTAAGCCCGCGCTTTATCTTTGGCAGGGTTTGGTTGGAATTATTGGAAAACCAAACGAAAAGATTGAAGGCGCCGTTCTCCTGCGCCTCTCTCAAATGTGGTATTCAGATGATTGGATGATTGAAGAAAAAGCCATTTTCGTCGATCCTGAATTTAGGGCAAAAGGCGGTCATAAGCACCGCGCGTCTCAAACGATGGGACACGCCCGAGCTTTGTGCGAATTCTCTAAAAGGGTCGCCGACGACTTGAATATTCCTTTGATCATTGGTGTGCTTTCGAATCAGCGCACCGAGGCAAAGGTGAAATTTTACGAACGCTCATTCGGCCCACCTGCCGGTGCGTTCTTTCTGTACAACACTCGTACAGGCCACGACGCTATGACGGAGCATTAAAATGGGTGGCAAAACCGGACAAACTACGCAGCAAGTAACGATCCCAAAAGAGGTCTTGGCCCGATATAATGCCGTCAATTCTCAGGCTCAGAGCGTCGCCGCTACGCCTTTCCAAAAGTATAGCACAAACCCGAACGACTTCGTCGCGGGCATGAATCAACAGCAATACGGCGGCATCGGCCAAATCAATCAGGCCGCAAACATGGCGCAGCCATCGATTGCCTATGCTCAGCAGGGCTTGACGGGTCAGGGATATCAAAAGGGCGTTCAGGAATACATGAACCCCTATTTGCAGAACGCGATGGGCGCCACCGCCGCGCAGATGAACAACGTCAATCAGCAGCAGCAAAATCAGCTTGCCGGTAACGCAATCAGCTCCGGCGCTTTCGGCGGCGATAGAGCGGGCATTGCACGAAACAATCTGATCAATCAGCAAAACCTTGCTATGGGTCAAACGCTCGGCCAAATGGCAAACCAAGGCTATCAGCAGTCCGCGCAAAATTACATGCAGGGCATGAACAGCATTGGTCAGCTCGGCCTTCAGGGGCAGCAGGCTGCTTTGCAGGGCGGTCAGGCCATGCTCGGCGCCGGTACGCTCGAGCAGCAGACGCAGCAGGCCGGTCAGACGGCTCTCTACAATCAATTCCTGCAACAGCAGGCCTACCCATTCCAAGTGGCTCAGTTCCTCGCAAACATCGCGATGGGCACAGGCGGCTTGTCCGGATCCACGACGACGACGACGCAGCCTATGCCGTTCTTCTCGGATCGACGCCTCAAGAAGAACGTCGAACGCATCGGTCAAACAGACGAAGGTCTGCCGATCCACAAGTTCGAATACAAGGGCGACCCGAAGGGTCAGAAGCACATCGGTCTCATGGCCGATGAGGTCGAGCAGGTTCATCCTGAAGCAGTCGGCACGCACAAATCCGGCTATAAGGTTGTCGATTACGATAGAGCCACATCCGAAGGCGGCGCTGTCACTCCTCAGCGCGCAGGCCTTGGCTTTGCCTCGGGCGGGGACGTCGCAGCAGCCCTGAATGCTATGAACGCTTCTCAAGCCAATATGCCGGTCATGGGCGGCGGTGTTAACGCGGGCTTGGCGGCTGCGGCGGAAGCAATCGCGCCGCGTCCTAACGTGCCTCAGAGCGCGTTCTACGAGCCGTCCTATAACCCATTTGCTGACCCGAAGTATCAGCCTGACCTGAACGGCACAAACACGTCGGGATCCGGATCGAGCAACAACAACGGAAATGGCGACGGCACCGGCAATAGAAACGGGCACGATGACCATCGCCGATATCAGGGCGCCTACGGTGACAGGCGCGGCGATTCAAGCCCGTATTCAAATCCTTTCAATGACAGCTCATACAGCGCCGATTCAAATGGAATGCTGCATGGCAGAGACATGGGCTTTGTGGATGGTTACGACCCGACGCAGGGTCCGGCTTACGCCGCAGGCGGTCGCGCAGGGTATCAGACTGCGGGTTCGGTCATGGCAACGCCATATGACCCGATGAGGGATCCAAACAGCATTGAAAGCATCATCGCTCGTCAGATGGCAATGTACGCCAAGAATGAAGGCGGTCATCACGTCCCCGTTGGCCGCTCTCTCTCGACCGGCATGGGCAAGTATGGTCGCTTGCCTGAAGCAAACCTCCCTGTCCGCTCGTCTGTAATGCAGGCAGGCAGCGCGCCATCGCTCCCTGACAGCATGCTAAAGCAGGCCGTGAGCGCAGGCAGCGACTTTTCAGATTTGTTCACAAAAGGGAAAGACGTTTACAAATATCTGACGAAACCTGATGAACAAAAAGCTCACGGCGGGCTCGTCGGTGATCGGCATGGTTATAGCCTTGGTAGCGATGTACCCGAAAAAGATAAAAAAGAAACACCTGTCGATGAACTTTATTCGAAACAAAACACACCGACAAAACTCGACATTCTTGCAAATATGGACAGGTCCAAACTTTCAGAAGCAGGAAAACCGCCGACGCCTACGTCTCAGACAGGTCTTAGCCTTGGTGAAGCAGCGTCTCTCGGCAAGACGCTTGGAAGCTTCATCATGCCATTTTTCTTGAAGGACGGCGGTCGCGCCGGTTATGACGTCGGCGGCGCCTTGACCGAAGAAGAAATCATGAAGCGAGCCGCGTATGATCCTACAATGTTAGGAACAAAATTTCGGGGAAAGGTGGACCCGACAGCAGAATTTATGCGGTTGTCGAACCTAAAACAAACGGCAACAGACACGCCTGATATTTATTCGCGCGAAGCTCAACCTGCTAATGCGCCTCGCCTTCGTTATTTTCAAGAAAGAATGAACCGTCGCGGGCATGAAGATGTGCAGCCGACAGACATTTATAGATCAGCAGAAGAGTCAGCCGGTCTTGATTTGACAATGCCCGCAGGCGCACCTCGCGCGAAACCATATCATAGCGGTCATAATTATGGCTTCTCGGGGGATTTCAGCGGCATCAATGAAAAGTCTCTTGCTGATGCAAGAGAAGTCGCGGCCCAAGCCGGTTTGACTTTAGGGGCAGATTTTAAAAATCCTGATTACCCACACGTTCAAGGTGGCAAAGGATCTTATGGCGGTTTGTATAATAAATACGGCGAAAAAATTGATATGCCTCCGGGATTCTTGCAAGAATCTCACAGTGGGGATGTTCCCGCTTCGGCAACAGAAGCGGCATATGCGAACGCTCGTCTTCCGAACGGTCGCGGCGTTTCCGGTGCTCCTTCTAGTGAGGGCGCTGAAAAATCCTCTTCATCGATCTTGGACACCATATTTGGATCCAAGCCGAGCAGGGGTCCGGATTCAGATCGAACAAATAGTACAGATATGCTCTTATCAATCTTGAGCGGCGTTGGCTCGATGGCGTCTTCAAACAGCCCGTATCTTGGCGCTGCAATTTTGCAGGGCATCGGCGGGGGCGCAAAGACATATGCAGGCCTTCGCAATCAGCAGTCTGAAATGGCTCTTCGTGAAAGCGAAATGCTCAAGAATACGATGGGCTTGCTCAATGAGAGGTTCCAACCTCTTCCTGACGGCAAAGGTTTTTATGACGTTTGGACGGGCCAAGACGCCTCCCCCGAAAAGAGAGCGGCAATGGGCATTCAAATGGGCCTGCCGCCAAGCTTCTTTGGTATGGGTGAAACGTCAGGCCTTAACGGCGTACAAAAAGACGGATCGGCTACTTCATCGGGGCAACCAAAGGCGGGCAGCGATCAGCCTCAAGCAGGTTTGAACGTAAAAACTACCGGTGCCGGAACGACGAAAGCAGGTCTTGGTTCTGCAAGAGATGAAAAACTCATTGCTGATCTTCCTCAGACAAGGCCTTTGCCTGAACCTGCTGTAGCCAATGCTCCTGTTTCAACTCAACCTGATTCAGCACCTGTAGTGCAAACGAATACAACCGCTCCTGCGGTGGAAGCGCCTGTTGTCAGCGAAGCGGAAGAAGCATATCAGAAAAAAATTAAACTCCTTCAGCAGCAAGCGCGAGACATTTACGCAAGCGTTGATCAAGATCCTCGTGTCAAACCTTATCTTGATAAAATTAAAATGCACGAGAGCAAAATCGCTGATCTCAATGCGACTCTGTCTCAAAGACGAGCAATTCCGCTTTTTGAAGCGGAAAGGAACAATATTGTTTCTCAAATTGGTACCGAAACAAATGCGTTGAATGAAAGCCTAAAAGTATACAACGATCTTCGCAAAAATTTTGCAGATCCACTTCTTAAACCTATCAATGAAGAGCTTACGCGGCTTTCCGCCTCTAGCCCGTCTGTAACCGCTGCTGAAGCTGCAAAAGAAAACACGCTCGCGCAACAGAAACAAAATATGGAAATCAAGAAAGAAGCAGGAGTTTTGTTCAACAATTACACGCCGACAAAAGAAGCTCTTCATAGCCTGATTGACGTTTACACCAAGTTTGACATGAACCGTCTTTCTGAGACGGGTGCTGACATAGTTGGTTACATAAAGAGCATTCCTAAAGCTCAGGAATTCTTAGAAAATTACGGTCTGAATATTGAAGATCCGGGTTTCCAAGCTGCGACCGACGAAGCAAAGAAAAACGCAATTTCTCAAGCATTCGCGCAACTTAAAGAAGGAATCACAGATTCTCGTCTTCAAGAAAGCATTGGTACCGTTGCTGATCCATCAAGAGCGGCAAAGGCTCGGTATGTTCTTATTACAAAACAATCAGCGCAGCTTGATTACGACAAGAAAAAATATGAAGACTTCCTTCGCAGGGGAGACCAAAATCAATCTTGGGCTGACTTCCAAGCTGATTGGGGTAAGAACCCTGAGAATGATATCAAAAAATTCCAACAGAATGCTGTCAATGATACCCCATACTTTGCGGGCATGACTTTGCAGGAAATTGGTCAACTTCCATACAAAAATCAAAATTTGATGCGGAGCAATAGATCATTGGTTATCAATGGTAAAACATATCCTGAAGGTCAGCTCATCCAAGATGTCAAAACCGGTGTCATTTGGGATGAAGCAACAGGTAAGCCTATAAAGGGTCCAAACAAATGAGCAATCAAGACGGTTTCTCAACGCCATACAATTACGAACAAAAGCCGGAAGATACGTCTAACGCTTTCAAGGTTCCATATGGCACGTCTCCAAGGACGGGTAGGACACAGCCTCAGATTGCCAATCCAAACATTATTACGCCCGCCCAAGAACATCAGGCGAGGGTAGAAGCTCTTATTCCTTTTACTGAACCTCAGTTTCAGTCAAAAAGAGAATCTGAACAAAAAAAAATAAACGAGATGTACAAGAGCCCTACTATGGAAGGGCCACCAATGCCTCCGCCGCCTGCCGGTCAGGGCTTCAGCCCAACCGACATTCCTGTTGTTGGGCGCCTTGTTGAAAAGGGTTTGTCTAAGGCGGCAGAGGCTTATCCTGAAAGCAGCTTTGCAAATTGGTGGGGCGGCGGGAACCAACTTAAAACATACGAAGACTATCTTGCCTATCAAGATGCCTTTAGAGCGCGTCAGGAGCAAGAAGATCCGCATGGGTATGGTTATACTCGTGTCACGGGCGGTATTGCCGCAACGCCCGTTTTGCCAAATTTGAAGGTTGGTCAGGTAGCAGAAACAATTGGTTCAAAACTTCTTTCGCCTGTCGCGCAAGAGACGCCTTACATTGTTCAAAAAGGTCTCGAGATCGCGGGCCGTCCTATTCCCGGAGCAATTGAAGCAGGGACTTGGAACGCAGCGGACGTGGCTGCTGCTTCCGCTCCAAACTCATCTTTGTCTGACTACGGCACTAATGCTTTGACGGGGTTTAAAGAAGGCGCAAAAAGCGCCTATGAGTTTGGGTTGCCTCTTACAGCAGGAACGTCACTAACAAAATTTGGTTTTGATACAGCGCAACCGTTTTGGGATCCTGAAGGATACGCAGCAAAAGTTATTGCTGAAAGAAATGCGAATGCATCATCGAGAGAAAAAGCAAAAGGTCTTACGCCCGAAAAAGGATTGGGTCTTTCCGAAGAAGAAAAGAGCGTACTTCCTGTAGATATTGCAGGAGCTAAATCTCTTGCTGAAGAAATGGGTAGCGTTCAAGCTGCTAAAGATGAATTTGGAGACCTCAATAAAGCTCTTACGGGTAGGTTTAAAGAACGGTCTTTGAATGTTTCAAATGACATTGCATCCGCATCAGGCAGGCCAAAAAACAATGCGGGCCAATATATGACAGATCATGATATGCGTGTTATCGCTGATAACGAAGCTCGTGCGGTCAACAAGCCTGCTTACGATGCAGCTTATAAATCACCGGACGCGCAAAACATTTGGAACGAAGATATAAAGGCTCTTGTAAACACCGAGTCAGGTAAGCGCGCTCTTTCTAAAGCAATAGAAGCTCACAAGGCAGCACTTGTGCGCGAACGCAAACCATATGTGAACCCATTTAAAGTAGACGGAAATGGCGACATTGATCTTAGTAGGGCGCCTATTAAAGAAACAATGCCCGATGGGACTGTAGTGGAAGGAAATTTAGGAGGGCCGAACCTTGAATTTTGGGATCGTTTCAAACGGTACATGAATGACGAGGTTGAAAATCTAAAAAAGAATAACAGAACAAACGAAGCAAATGATTTAAATAAAGTTCTTTACGGGGACAAAAACGCTCAAACGCCCGCAGGAGGTCTTGTTCCTTTTGGGTCTAATGGCCCTCCTGAAGGTTTTGCTTTCGTTCCATTTTTGAAAGAACGTGTTCCTGAATACGAAACAGCGTTAACAGGCGCTCGTAAGTACATCAAGGAAGACAACGCATTTGACGGCGGGTCTTCATTCTTTGATGATGCGAACGTAAGAAGAAAAACAAAAGATGCCACAATTGCCGACGGAAAATTATTCGAATTCAGGCAAATGACTGATGGTGAAAAGCAAAATTTCAGGCAAGGATTGCTTTCTCGGATTACGGCAAACCCCGAAGACGCGGCTAAAGTTTTTTCAACTAAAGATGAAATGACTCTTGGTCGATATCGTGAGGTTTTGGGAGATAAGCTTTTCAATGACGTTGACAATACGTTGACGCTTCATCGTCTCGCTTCAGCTTCTGAAGTATTGCAGGGTAAATTTCCAAAAGACCCAAACAAGATGCAGATCGCGACCCGCATTGGGACATCAATTGGCGCTTCTCTTGGAGGGGTTTACACTCTTGTAAATTTTGGCCCTCAAATCATGCAATATATAGCGCAATCTCCGATTAAATCTACTGTTGCCGGAATAGTCGTCGGCGGGTCAGTTTTTGGCTCGGCGGCAAAAAATGCCATTCACAAGAGAACAATTGAAACAAAGGCTGCTGCTATTTTGGATATGATGTCGAAGGGCGACCCCGACACATTCAAAAAAATCATCAATGCCGGTCAAACAGACAGACAAATCAATGAAGCTCTAAAGGCAATTGAATACGGCGCGATGAGGGTTGCTGCTACTCAATTCGAAGAATCTAAAAACGAAAGACGAGCGATGGGGGGTCGTATCGGTCGCGAGTCCGGTGGCCGCACAAATATGTCAGCGGCAGCGAAGGCCATGCGGTTGATAGACCGCGTCGATCATATTAGAAAGAGCCACGGCAAAGAAACGTCTTCTTTGCTGAACCTTGACGACAATACCGTCGCCAAGGCTCTTGATATCGCTAACCAAAGGATTTGAGGGAATCATGGACAATCTTGAAATTGAATTGAAGCTCACTGTCGCGCAGATCAATGCCGTGTTGGCAAATCTCGCGAAAGGCCCGTACGCGGAAGTGTCGGATCTTATTGCACTGATCCGCGCACAGGCTTTGCCGCAGATCAACGCAGCCGCAAAAGCTCAACAAGATCCTGCTCCTGCTGCGGCTCCTGAACAGCAGGCACAATGAACTTGTTATAAGACAGCGTGCGGATGAGGTATCGGTTTTGCTTTGACGAAAAACGAGCTACGTCAAACTTGTCGAACCCGTCCGCAAGCCACATTATCATCATACTGAATATCAAGCTGTCGCCGTAGTACGCGACGACATCCGCGTCAGGATTGAAGTCAAGCATTCGCTGAGCAATCTTGTGCTCAAATTTGAACGTGTATTCTTCACCCATCAAATTGTCGAACATAGGCGTGTCGCAGACATAAACAATGTCATCTGCGATATCCAAGATGTCGTTTGTTTCAAACCGATAATTCGGGTTCGGAACGAATGCTCTTTTGTATTTTTTCGACATATCCATCTTCTTCTTCACTTATCCAAAATACCCAAGCGGGATGCTCGAGGCGTAAATTATATGCTTCTTTTTTTGCGTCTTCTATATTGCCCAACAAATCTACGTCTTGTGGGGCAGCATCATTTCCGTATCTAGGCTTGCCTCTTATGATGTACTTCATCCCATAGCATCCTTTATGTCTTTTTCAATCACAGATGCGTCTATAGGGCTGTTTTCGCCCCCGAGTTTCGCATATCCTGCGATGTCATCCCAATGATCACGGTAATTAGGATTCCCGCTCAGGATGCGCGCCATCTTAAGGCATATCATCTCGAGCGCCTCTTTCTGTTGGTCCGTCATTTTAGACCAATTCTTGCCGCTCTTTATGACGTCTTTTATCGACTGCGACATGGACGTCGACTCGTGGAAGATCCCGTGCGTTTTCTCGCGTTCGGTCAGGATATACTCAATCGGATGAGATATTATTTGAACCGCTTCCTTTGCTATCTCCCCCTCCATTGTCGGAGCTTCGACGCGCTTCGATTTTTGATCTGAGTTTCTCATTCTCTACCCTCAATTCCCCTATGACGCCAACAGCCCAATGATAGCGGCTGTTAGCCGCCATCAAAAGGGCATTCAGGTGCGCTATACGCGCGTTCAGTTTTATGGTTTTCAGAATTTCTTTAGCTGAAAAGCACTTCCACACCGGCCTGCTCCATTGTCTGAATATAACGGTCTCGAAGACACGAGACCAAACTTTTTTAAGCGGTTAAGGTTTGATATGAGCGTATTGAAATTCATTCCAAGCTTTGACGCCAAATTCGCAGCATTGGTTTCGAACTCTTCAAAACCATAGCTGAAAAACAATTTCAAAATAAGTGTTTTTTCAGCCGGTGTATAAACCGAACTTTCGATCAGTTTCTTGATTTTCTTGATGGCAAGATCACTTTGCATTTTCATTGTCCTTTATTGCTGCTTCAATTTTAGATTCAAAACGGTTCGTGATTTCTTTCAGGATATCGCGAACGTCCGATGACTTATTATGGTCATCAGCGAACAGGTCGATGCCAATGCTTGTGATGACCCAATTGGATGCATCAAAGTACCGGACAGTCATTTGTCCCTGCGTCGGCACATTATTGATTATTCCGTCTACATCTACAACTATTGTTTTCATGATAATCCTTCTCCCTCTTCACAATCAATCTCGACCTTCACGCAAGCAATGCGATTGTCAGTCGCATATTTATCTGCTTGCTTTCGTGTGATCTCCCAACTGATCGCTTTTTCATAAATATTGACCCAAAACTCTCTCTTGATGCGCGGCTTTACTTCGATGAGGTTCATTTCTTCTGAAATGCCATCCCAAAAAATTCCATTTTTGTCCCAATTTGTTGGAATCCAATGGCCGTTAGATGATTTATATGCTCCATGAACTTCAGCCGTAGGCTCACCGTCTGTTGCATAAATTCGCACTTCATCTCCATCGCGAGTGCGATATTCTTTGTCTTTGCTAATCATAACCCATCCCCTTCATTGAAACATACGTCAACGCTGACGCATGCAATGCGATTAAAACCTGCTGCTCGGTCTGCTTGCTCTTTTGTCGGATAGACATGTCCGCGCGTTTCAAGCGGATACATGTTCAACCAAACCGTGCGTTTGTTTTTGGTATGCTCAACGAGATCGAGCTGAGTTTTTTTGCCTTTAAGATATAAGCCGTCATTCAGCCAATCGTCGTCTATCCATTCTTCGCCCGTTTTCAACTTTACCTTAATCCTCCCGCGAACAATGTAAGGTGGCGGGCCTTCGAGGTCATCGATGATGACCTCTCTGCCGTCGCGCGTTGTATATTCTTTTCCTAAAATAATCTCGCTCATTGTCCCCAATCCTTTCTGTCATCTTCGTTCGCATATGCGTGACGGTAGGCGGCGTATTCAGGTGTGCCTTCATCCACAGATTCGCGGACGTGACCGCCATGCTCGTTCGGCACTAAGATATGTGGATTAAAGCGACGCCCGTAGTAGGCGTCGGCGGATCCACGATCCGCCGCGTTTTCAATTTTTGTCTTTTCCATTATGCTGCATCCTTCTTGTCTACGACCTTAACGACGGTGAATGTCGAGCCGTCCTTCTTGCACTTCGAGTAAAGCTCGAACTGTTCTTTGGTCACGCCGAAGACTGCTTCGAGCTTGGCATAGTCAACAACCGAACGCTGCGACAGAATGATCTGCACGTTTTTGTCGGTGCCTTCGTAAATGCCGCAGTTATTGTTTGCTTTTACGAAATCATCTTTTGCAGTTTCGTAAGCGTCTTTTGCAGCTTTGTAAGCGGCTTCGAGGTCGATGAGGTTATCGATAGGGGAGCGGTTCGAAATGGTCATTGTCGTGATCCTTATAAAATCTAGTCAGCGACGTTGCTGACAACCCTCTTAGATCATAGATCGAAAAAGCATGCAAGTAGAAAAATGCATTTATAAAAAATTATTTTTCAGGCGGCTTTCGACCCGCTGAAATGTTGGGTTGCAAACGGATTTGGGTGTTGTTCCAAGTCCAACACTCGCCCGTATCGTCCTGAAAACAGACCCACATCAGATGGTGTTCGAACCCGTAATCGATCAGAAAATGCGCCATTGCCTTGCCTTTTGGGGTATCCAACGGCAGCGGTGGGTCTATTCTCGTCGTCTTTTCCACAGTCTTCTTACCTCCCATTCGATGTGTGGCCGGATTGTTTCAGGATGCATTGATAATGCGTCCCCCCGCCCCTCTTTTGATTCGATCTCGAGGATTTTTGAAGCAGCCTGATAAATTGGAAGCCTGCATGCCGAGCGAATCGCGTCGTCTTGATCCTCAAGGCGCGCCTTCCCCGCCATCACGTTCGCGATTCGGTCGCTCGGCCTCCCATTCGGCCAAGTAATCGGCGAAGGCTTCCCACGCCGCGTCCGCCCCGAGCGCGACGCAGACGAACGACCCCGTTTCTTTGGCGGCATTGAGAAACTCCTGCTGACCGTCCTGCCATTGCGATTTCGTGTGGTCCCTGCGTTTGATCTCGCAGACAAATGCCGGTGAACCCACAATAATGACGTCTGAGGCGCCCTTCGTCATTCCCTCTGCCTTCTCCCGCGCGACCTGCCGGAAGTGCCTCTGCCCCTCGTTTCTCGGGTGCAGGGCTATCCTGCCCCATGTGTCGCCGTACCACGTCCGCAGCCTGTTGAAGAACGTCACCTGCTCAAGTGTTTCGCTCGGGCAATTGCCACGAAAATCGATGTCGCCATAGACCTTAATGTTATGCGTGAACTTCATCTTCTGCCCTGTTATATCCGTACACTTTGAACCAACCGTTTTGGTCCTTCTGATAGGTAATTGTTTCGGGTGGTTTATTACCCAACGAATCAAACAGGGCACGCTCCTGAATGCCCTTTGACCACGTCGGTTTTTCAGGCACCCAAAAAGAGAAAGTCCGGTATGCCGTGGTGACGTCGACTTTGATCATTGGCCGACCGGCGCGCGACATTGTGGGCTTCCAATTCCACGCTAGAACCTTATCGGTCTGCCTGCGTGTAGGATCCTTTTTCATTGCCTTAAAATTGGCGTGAAGCTTTTCGTTCGGGTCGACGATCTCGGACTTGCAGGACGAGCAATATCGCGCCGCGACGTCGTTCTCAGCCCCACAGGCTTCGCACTCTTTAAACGTCCAACGGTATCGGCACTGCTCGAGCTGACCATACCCGTTCGGGATCCAACCTTGGCACCGGCGCCCAAAGTGCGCGGGAATGTCGCCAAAATCGCTCGGGATCCTGCTGCCGTCCAAGTCGGTAAAATAACCCGTTTCGTCGATCTCGTATCCCTCGAAATTAGGGCGCGCGATAAACTCGTTCTCTTTATTGCAGTCAGGGCATTTGCAGCGCATTGTGACGGCTCCGGATTGGCGACCGGCACGAATGGTCGGCGAGAAGATATCGCCGTCAGGGCAGTGTCTCTCGATGTTTTGAGCGTAGTCTAAGACAAGGCAATCGGCTTTCCCTTCACTTAACCGCAGCCCTCGGCCAATGATCTGCTGAAGCAGGCCGACTGATTCGGTGGCGCGCAGCATCGCGATCACGTCCACATGGGGGGCGTCAAAGCCGGTGGTCAGGACCGACACGTTCACGATGTATTTGATCTTTTTTGCCTTGAAGCGCGCGATGATCTCCTTGCGCTCCTTCTGCTTTGTTTCGCCGGTCACAAGCGCCGACAGCTCCGGCGGCAAGCTCTCAAGGCATTCCTTGGCATGCTGCACGGTCGCGGCGAAGATCATGACGCCCTGCCTCGCAGAAGACTGCCTGACGACGTCAGCGATGATTGCAGAGGTCTTACGTCCCTGCCCGACATAGGCACGGTCGACGTCCGCAGCATCGAACTGACCGCGACTGTTCAGCTTCATATTAAGCGTATCATAGTGTTCGCCATTGATCGGCCCGACAACAGGAGGCGTCAGGTATCCCTGCTCGATCAGGCTCTTTGCCGTGATTCGGTAAGTGCATGCTGAAAAGTAGGGCTCGTTTGTTTGGTCT